AGGAAGGGAACGTGCAAAAAATTACACGTTCATGTTTGGCCGAAACAAACGCGCAACGAATTGCAACTTGTGCATGAAAGGACTTCAAATGCAGAAACTGGTCGCACTCAACGAAAACGGTCGGCGAATCGGCGAAAGCCATCCGCGCGCCAAACTCCTGGACCATGAAGTCGATCAGGTGCTGGCACTGCTGGAGTCTGGTCTGAGTTACGCCGAGGTGGCGCTCAAGTTCGACGTGAGCAAGTCCTGCGTGGCACACATCGCCACTGGTCGGCGTCGTGGTCAGGCGGTCGAGCGCACGGTGCGCGTGTCCGTGTCCTGATCCTTTAGCGCGAAGATAAAAACATGGCTGATAAACCTTTCGACTGGAAACCTGCATTCTTGGCTGCTCTGCGTGAGCTGCCCGTGATCAAGCACGCCTGCGCTGCTGTCGGTGTCGACCGCTCGACGGCCTGGCGTGCCCGGCAAAGCGACGAGGCCTTCTCTGAGGCCTGGGACGAGGCCATGGAGGAGGGTATCGACCGCGCCGAGGCCGAGGCCTTCAGACGGGGCGTTGTGGGCTTTGAGGAGCCTGTAATCGACAAGGGCCGCCTGGCCTACCGATACGAGCGCTACGTGGACGACGATGGTGTAGAGCACTACCGCCTGCTGCTGGACGACAACGGCCAGCCCATCCCCCTGACCGTGCGCAAGCACAGCGACGCCATGCTGGGCCTGGTGCTCAAGGGCAGGCGCAAGAAGGTCTACGCGGACCGCACAGAGCTCACTGGCCCAGAGGGTGGCCCAGTGCAGCAGATCGATGAAACCGCCAAGGCTGCGCGCCTGGCACAGCTGATGGCCATCGCCCAGCAGCGCAAAGACTTTGAGGACTTAGCATGATCGCCTACGTTTTGGAACTCCTGCCCACGATCGCCATCGCTGTGCTGCTGGGCATGTGGATCGCGCACATCCTGCGCATGTGGTCGAACTGCTTCAAGCGCGACGAATGACGCCTAGCCAAGCGCGTGACCTCGAGCGCTACCTGACACCGGCCGAGCGCGAGGAGCTCAACGCCCTGATCGCAGCCGACCTGGCAGAGCACCGCTGGCGTCCGCTGCCTGGCCCACAGACCATGGCCTACGAGTCCCAGGCCGACGTGATCGGCTTCGGTGGCGCTGCCGGCGGTGGCAAGACGGATCTGGCCATCGGCATGGCCACGACCCAGCACCACCGCACTCAGATGTTTCGCCGTGAGGGTCCGCAGCTCAAGGGCATCATCGACCGACTGGCAGAGATCATGGGCGGTCGCCGGGACATCAACGGCAACCCGCCCGTGTACCGCGACGCTGACGATCGGCAGATCGAATTCAACTCCATGCCCAACCTGGGCGACGAGACCAAGTACCAAGGGCGACCCAAGGACTTCTTGGTCATCGACGAGGCCGCCAACTTTCTCGAGCAGCAGGTGCGCTTCGTCAAGGGCTGGGTGCGTACCACCAGGCCTGGCCAGCGCACGCGCACGCTGCTGACCTTCAACCCACCCACCAACGCCGAGGGCAGGTGGGTGATCGACTTCTTCGCGCCGTGGCTTGACAAGAAGCACCACCTGTACCCAACCCCACCGGGCGCGCTGCGCTACGTGTACGTCGACCCGGTGACAGGCGAGGACATGTGGGTCGAGGACAACGACCCGCGCATGTTCGTGCTGCGTGGCCACGACCGCGTGTATGACTTCGACCCGCTGGCATACCGGCCCGAGGAGATCATTCGCCCCGAGTCGCGCACGTTCATCCCCTCCCGCATCACCGACAACCCGTTCCTTGTCTCGACCGGCTACATGTCGCAGCTGCAGGCGCTGCCCGAGCCACTGCGCAGCCAGATGCTGCTGGGCGACTTCCACGCGGGCATGGCCGACGACCCCTGGCAGGTGATCCCCACCCGCTGGGTCGAGATCGCGCAGGAGCGCTGGAAGGAGCGCGCACGCAAGGGCGAGCTCATGTCGTTGGGTGTGGACGTGGCCCGAGGCGGGCAAGACAACACGGTCATCGCCAAGCGCTACAAGACCGAGGACACCGAGCTCTGGTTCGACCGCCTGCAGATGCACCCAGGCAAGGAGACGCCAAGCGGGCGCGCTGTCGCAGGCCTGGTGATCGCCGAGCACCGAGACCATGCACCCATCCACCTGGACGTGATCGGCGTGGGGGCGAGCCCATACGACGTGCTCAACGAGGCAGGCCAGCCGGTCTACGGCGTCAACGTGAGCGAGAAGGCCACGCGCATGGACAAGTCGGGCCGACTGTCGTTCATGAACCTGCGCAGCCAGCTGTGGTGGGTGATGCGCGAAGACCTGGACCCCGAGGCCGAGAACGGCATCTGCCTGCCGCCCGACCCCGAGCTGCTCAAGGAGCTGTGCGCCCCTCGCTGGGAGCTGTCGGGCATGACCATCAAGGTCGAGTCGCGAGAGGACATCGTCAAGCGCGTGGGCAGATCGCCTGACCGTGCGAGCGCTTTGGTGCTGGCCAACATGGAGACGCCCAAGGTGCCACAGCTGCGCTACCTGGACCGCGAGGCCACGCCCGCCAACGCGTTGGACTACGACCCGTACCGGAACATGTGAGGGCGGGGTGTCCGTGTTGCGCGGGCCCCCTTGCACAATGCCTGCAACTCGCAGGAGATCCCCATGTGCATGTCCAAGCCCATCAATTCACCACCCCCACCACCTCCGCCCCAAGAGATCAAGCAGCCCGAGAGCCAGGCCCTGAAGGACTCTGCACGGCGTAACCGTTCCAGTGCCATGACAGGCGGCTCTCTGCTGACTGGCCCCAGTGGCATCGCGAACAGCGCCCTGTCTACCGGTAAAACGAGTCTGCTCGGCCAGTGATGGACAACCTGCCGATCAATCGACGACAGCGCATCCTGGCGCGCAAAGCTGCGCTGTGGAACGAGCGCTCGAGCTGGATCACGCACTGGCGTGAGATCAGCGACTACCAGCAGCCCCGCGCCGGGCGCTTTGTCGTCACCGATCGCAACCGTGGCGACAAGCGCGCCAACCACATCCTGGACAACACCGCCGTGTTCGGCGCTCGCACGCTGGCCGCTGGCCTGATGTCGGGCATCACGAGCCCTGCGCGTCCGTGGTTCCGACTCGAGATCCGCGACAAGGACCTGATGGAGTCTGGCCCGGTCAAGACCTGGCTGCACGACGTTGCAGAGTTGTTGCGCGCCATCTTCGCCAGCTCCAACACCTACCGAGGCCTGCACACGCTGTACGAGGAGCTGGGCCTGTTTGGCACGGCCGCCACGATCGTGCTGCCCGACTTCGACAACGTCATCCACCAGTACCCGATGACCGTCGGCGAGTACGCCCTGGCCACCAACGCCAAGGGCAACGTGGACACGATGTGCCGCGAGTTCCAGATGACGGTCGAGCAGATGGTCGGCCAGTTCGGCAAGGACAACTGCAGCCAGACCGTGCGCGACCTGTACAACCGCGGCAACTACGACTCGTGGGTGGACATCGTGCACATGGTCGAGCCACGCCGTGAGCGTGACCAGACCAAGCGCGACGGCAAGAACATGCGCTTCGCCTCGATCTACATCGAGCCCGGCAAGGACAACAGCGACAAGTTCCTGAGCGAGTCAGGCTTCAACCGCTTCCCCGCGCTCACCCCCCGCTGGGTGGTGACAGGCAACGACGTGTACGGCACCAGCCCTGGCATGGAGTGCCTGGGCGACGTCAAACAGCTGCAGCACCAACAGCTGCGCAAGGGCCAGGCGATTGACTACCAGGTCAACCCACCCCTGCAAGTGCCCACCAAGTACAAGGAAGCGGCCAAGGCTCGCCTGCCCGGCGGCGTGTTCTACGTCGACAGCATGGGCCAGCAAGGCGGCGTGCGCTCCGCGTTCGACGTCAACCTGAACCTGCAGCACTTGATGCTGGACATCCAGGACGTGCGAGAGCGCATCCGCTCTGCGTATTACGCAGACCTGTTCATGATGCTGGCCAACGACAACCGCTCTGGCATCACTGCCACCGAGGTCGCCGAGCGCCACGAAGAGAAGCTGCTCATGCTCGGCCCCGTGCTCGAGCGCTTGCACAACGAGCTCCTGAGCCCACTGATCGACATCACGTTCGATTACGCAGCGCGTGCAGGCATCCTGCCTGATGCACCGCCCGAGCTCGAGGGCATGGACCTGAACGTCGAGTTCATCAGCGTGCTGGCCCAGGCACAGCGCGCCGTCGCCACCCAAGGCATGGACCGACTGCTGGGCACCGTCAGCCAGATGGCTGCGGTCAAGCCCGAGGTGCTGGACAAGCTCGACTTCGACCAAATCGTCGACGACTACGGCAACGCCTACGGGGTCAACCCGAAGATCATCCTGCCCGACGCCGACGTCGCAAGCCTGCGCCAGCAGCGCGCTGCAGCAATGCAAGCGCAGCAGGCTGCGGCCACCGCACCGCAGGTCGTGGACTCCGCCAAGACCGCGAGCGAGATCGACACCGGCAACCTGCAGGATGTGCTCACCTCGTTGCAGGGCTACAGCAGCGTAAGCCCAGGTCCGGTGTGATCGTGTCCGTGAGCTAAATCACGAGCACTACTATCGCGACGTGGCAACTACCAACGACCCAACAGATCTGCGACGTCAAGAACGCGATGCCGAAAGCGAAGAGCTGGTGGCGCGCGAGCTCAGGCGCAAAGAACTGGAAGATCTGCGGTGGTTGCTCGGTCACCCCCAAGGGCGACGCATCTCGATGCGACTGCTGGAAGAGGCGGGCGTGTATCGCAGTTCCTTCAACCATAGCGGCAGCGTTATGGCGTTCAACGAAGGCAAGCGACACATCGGCCTGTTTCTCACAGCTGAGTTTCTCGAGGCCTCGCCTGACGGGTTTATGAAAGTGCTCAAAGAGTACGGAAAGACCAAAGATGACTGATACCACTGCGGCGACCAGCACACCTTCCACCGACGCTGGGGAACCGACAACGACTGATACCACTGTTGTGACCACCACGAGCACCGCTGACGCGACGGCAACGTCGACCGATGCAGGCACGCCAGACACGAAAACCACCGAGCAGGTGGTGCCCGAGTCTTACGACCTGAAGATGCCCGACGGTGTTCAGCTCGACTCGGCAGCTGCCGAGGAGTTCACCACGATCGCCAAGGAGCTCAAGCTCGACCAAGCCGCGGCGCAAAAGCTGGCTGATGTTGGTGCCAAGATGGCCCAACGCCAGGCAGAAGCGCACGCCCAGCTCGTCGAGACTTGGACAGAGCAAGTCAAAACCGACAAAGAAATCGGTGGCGACAAACTCGAGGAAAACCTTGGCGTGGCGCGTAAAGCGATCGACACCTTCGGCTCTCCTGAGTTGAAGGCGCTGCTCAACAGCACAGGGCTGGGCAACCATCCCGAGTTCGTGAAGCTCGCGTTCAAGGTCGGCAAGGCCATCAGTGAAGACCGTTTCGTGACCGGAAGCCCCAAAGGCCCCGAGACCGATATGGCCAAGAAAATGTTCCCCTCCATGAATTGAAAGGTAAAACCTCATGTCTACTCTCGCTGCAAACAACCCGACGCTCCTCGACGTCGCCAAGCGTCTCGACCCCGATGGCAAGATCGCCTCGATCGTCGAGATCATGAACGCTTCCAACGAA